ATCGAGTCGACCGACGTGCCCTGCTGCATCGCCTGCAGCAGACGCCGGCGTCCCGGTGTCTCGACGACGTTGCCTGTCGTCACCGGATCGAAGGCCCCCTCGGCGTAGGCACCAGCCCCGCCGTAAGCGGCGAAGGCATCGTCGAAGCCGATCGACGCCAGGTCCTGGGCGTAGTTGGTGGCGGCGGTCGTACCGAGCTTGTCGCCGCGTGGGGCGAACCCGGCGAGCATCCCCTGCGTCAGCGGCGACATCATCGGGGCGATCTGCATCGCCAGGTCCGGGTTGATCGACATCAGGTACTGGACCATCGCCGTCTGGTCCTGCGGGTAGGGCGGGGCCAGGCCTTCGTCGCTCATGCTGCGATCCCCAGTGCCCGGTACAGGGCGTTGAAGTTGAGGCCGGACTGACCGCCACCCTGCTGGATCAGCTGCAGGATCGGCTGCAGCGCCGCCTGGCGGGCCTGGCTCGACTGCTGCCAGTTGGCCTGGGCCTGCTGGTTGCGCAGGTCCTGCTGCCGCTGAGCGTTCTGCATGGCGTACTGCTGCTGCATCAGGTTGTTCTGGTAGGCGCGCTCCTGCTGGGCCTGGCCCCACTGGTTGGCAGCCTGGGCCCGCTGGGTGTTGACGCCGGCGAGCAGCCCGGCCGTGGATGCGTTCACGCCCTGGCGACCGTAGTTCGCATCCATGCCGACCTGTGCCTGGCGCGATGCCTGGCTCTGCTGACTCGCCGCACCGAGCACCTGCAGCAGGTTCTGGAACGAGGCCTGGCTGTCGGCGTTGGCGGCGTTCGACTGCTGCGCCGCCTGCTGAGCGCCGCCGCCACCGCCGCCTGTCCCGGCGGTGTCGGCGAGCGCTGTCCCAGCAGCCTGGGTCTGTGCGCCGGGGGTCACCTGAGCGTTGGCGTAGTCGTTGGTGTAGGCCCGGCTGAGGGCCTGCTGTGTTGCTGCCTGGTTGGCGGTGATGTTGGCCAGGTCCGCAGCCCTGGCGGTCTGCACCTGCTGCGCTGCCTGCTGGTAGGGCTGGGCGTTGAACGCACCGAGCGCCTGACCCTGGAACGCCGGCAGCGGCGTCGTGTTCAGCGCCAGCTGCGGACCCTGTGCGCCGAGCACACGGCCCATGGCGTCGATCATCGCCTGGGTGATGCCAGCACCTCCACCACCGCCACCGCCACCGCCGCCGCCCCAGCCACCGCCACCACCGCCACCACCACCGCCGAGGTCGAGGGGTCCGCCGCCCGGCGCGGCGATGAAGTTGCCGCTCGGGTCGATGTTGGCACCGCGGAAAGCGCTCCACCCTTCGGGGTTGAAGGTGGTGCCGGTCGACTGACCCAGCCCCTGCGGGCTGGTGTAGTACGACCACGCCTCGCGCTCAGCGCCGCTGAGGTTGCCAGCGGTGCGCCCACCGCTGATGAAGTTGCGACTGGCTGCAGAACCGCCGGCTGCGTTCCCACGTGAGTAGGCCTGCCGGACGGCTGGGTTGGTGTGTGCCCAGCCGGTGTTGTTGGACCACCCACGCGTCGGCGTCGTGGTGCGTCGCGTCGTGGTTGTGCGACGAGTGGGAGCACTCCGCCTGCTGCTACCCGGTGGATTCCAGTTGCCCCATGCCATCACAAACCTCCCAACGACGCCCGGAGCGCCTCGATGTTCTGAGCAGCGAAGGCAACATCACGAGCCTTCTGCAGCTCGAGATCGGCGTACGCGCCCGTGCGGTTCGCGCCGAGCTGAGCAGCGTTCAGGTCGTACTGACGCAGCTGATCGGTGAGATCATTCTGCGCCTGCCCGTACTGCGTTGTGTAGTCCCCCAGGTAGTTCTGCATGGCGTGCTGCATCACGCCCGACTGCACACCGGCACCACCGAGCCCGCGCTGGGCGAAGCTCGACGTGAAGCCGGGCGTCTGACGCTTGAACGACTGGGTCATGAAGCTCAGGTCGCGGTTGCCGCGGTTCTGAGCGAGGGTGCGCGAGAAGGTGTTCGTCGCCATCTGCGCGGCGTAGGTGGTGTCGATCCCACGGCGCTGGGATTCGTAGTAGCCGGTGTCGACGGCAACCATCAGGCTGCTCGGATGATGTAGTTGACGACGACGAACGGGGGCTGCAGTTCGACGTTGGCGTTGCCGACATCGGAGGTGTGCGTCACCGATGTCGCCCCGGTCTTGCCGACGTACGGCGGGATCTTCACCGGGTGAACGTGCTTGGTGGTCTCGACCCCGGAGTTCCCGTCATACGGGGCGACGTTCACCGAGATCACCGGGTTGTTGGTGATGCTGGCTGTCGTGCCGTCGCTGCCAGCGTTGATCAGTGAGTTGGTGCCGCCCGGATTGTCCGACGAACGCACCGACGTGGCAACGGTCGCGGCAGTGTTGGGGTGATCGTGGTCGATCGGGTGGACGTGGGTGGTCTTCTCCTGGCCGGAATCGAAGTCGGCGTGGTCGTGGTCGTTCGGGTGGGTGTGCGCCATGGCGTGCTTGTGCAGCGGGATCGGCACGATGAACGAGCCGCCCTTCTTGCCGGTGGCGTTGAACTCGGTCTGCGCCGAGTCCATCCCGATCGGGAAGCGACCGCGCATGTCGGGCAGGTTGAAGTTGCCGCCACTGCCGCCGTAGCGGTAGCCGAGCACGTTGAACAGCTTGGCGTAGGTGGTAGTCGACTTGGACGCCCCGTCGCAGAGCAGCCACTGACCGGCCGGTGCCGCCGTGCCACCGAAGGGCATCATCACCCCGACCGGGAAGAAGGCGTCGACGTAGCCCTTGTTGGCGGCGTGGTTGATCTCGGTCGGGTCACCCTTGAGCAGCAGCGGTGCGTCCATCGACACGCTGCCGTCGCGGTTGATCACCTGGCTGTTGACGAAGTCGGCGATGACGTCGTTGTTGCTGTCGACCTGCACCGCGTCCGCCGGCGTGTCGTTGATGATGTTGTAGGGCAGGATCAGTCGCATACGTCATCTCCTTTCAGTGGAAGCGGCGGAACACGAACTTGAGCACGACGGCGTCGATGCCCCATTGGGCACCGCGTGTCGCCCCTTCGATGTTCAGCTGTAGCGCTCGGGCCAGCCCGTAGCTCGAGCCTCGACGAATGATGCCACCACTGGTGCCGCCGGCCCCCCACAGTGAGCCGTCACCCCAGTCGAACTGACCCCACACGGTCTTGCCGCCGCCGTAGACGTAGACGGTCGAGGATCGCCGGGCGTTCTGTTCTTCGTAGTCGCGGAAGCTCTGGACGTGGATCTGGTAGTCGTGCCCGGTGCGTCGGCACACGAAGTCAGGGCGACGCCACGACTTCTTGCGGGTCGGCCAATCGGCCGTCATCCACGGCGTGCGGTACCGCGTGCGGAACGGCTGCAGACCGGCGGTCCCGCTCATCAGGATGCCGAGGCCGGTGTCGGTGAGGATCATCGGCATGTCCCACTGATCCGGCTTCGTCGTGGCTCCGAGCACCGAGTCCTTGGCCACCAGGTCGGCGGCGTCGGTGCGAGCGTTGAGCTGCACGATGCACGGATGGTCGGTGTTGCGCAGCACAGCGAGTGGCTTGGCCTGAGAGTCGATGTTCGATCCACTGACGATCGGACCGAGACCCCCGGCCTCGGACGAGTAGTAGGACCAGGCCCCGTTCTCGCCGATCGAGGGGTCGAAGACGAACACCCCGGCGTCGTCGTCGGTCGGCCCGTCGTAGGTCCACGGCAGCGTCACCCACAACTTGCGCCCGGCCCAGCCGACCCAGATCAGCTCATTGTTGACGATGCCTTCCATGGCGTAGCGCAGCTGCTCGCTGATCTCGATGGGACGTTCACCGCCGTAGGCGTAGATGCCACCGCGGTCGCTGGCCGAGTAGAAGAACACCGCCGTCTCCGAGCGGGACACCGACTGTGGCGACGTGGCCCCGATCGTCGAGGACTTCTGGATCAGCTGCCAGGACTCGGCGTCGTAGCCGTACAGCGCCCAGATGCCGTCGGCCTTGAAGATCAGCAGGTGATCCTCGTAGCTCATCAGCGCCACGATCTGGCTGCCACCGGCACCGATGTCGATGTAGTCGTCGTGGGCCCAGTCGTCCTGGCTGGTGGGGTGCGACCAGCGAACGCGGTTGTAGTACTGGATGCCGTCTTCTTCGGTGCGGGCGACGAACAGGTAGCCGGCGTGAGTTTCCATCAGCCCGGCCTTCGGCATCACGTTGTGCAGCGGGTTGGTGTAGTCGTCGTTCCAGGTGCTGACCCCGGCTGCGGGGATCAGCGCGAACGCGCCGAGCCCCTTGCGCTGTGCGCACTGGTTGGTCATCCCGCAGGCGACGTAGACGGTGTCGCCATACGAGGTGAAGTCGGCCATGTGGATGGCAGCGTTGGCGACGAGCCCGGAGTCGGTGAACGTATTGGACCCCGACGTCATGAAGATCTTGTTGTTGGCGGCGACGTAGACGTTGTCGGTGCCGTCGGCGAGCTGGTGTAGGAAGGCCCGGCGTGGGTTCCAGGTGGTCGGGTCGATGGCGATGTCGGCGGCGTTCCAGCGCTCCCAGCCGAGGCGCGAGTAGATGCCACCGAGCGGGTCGATGGTGATGTTCTCCATCTGCGGGCTCTCGTTGCCGGCGAGCTGGAACTGGTTGACGCGCAGGTTGAGCCCACCGGTGAAGTCGACGAGGTTGAGCGGCTCGCGGCGGTTGGGCATCAGGGATGCACTGGCGGTGACGCCCACTCCACTGCGGGTCCACCACTCGAGCCGACGATCGCCAAGCCACCGTTCATCACCAGCGGCCGGTTGTGCCGCGGGTTGCAGATGGCGTTGCGGGCAGCCAGGAAGCTGGCCTGCCACCGCTTCATGTACACGTCCTCGAGGATCTCGTCCTCCTGCTGGGCGTAGGCGAGAGCGATGGCGTAGTGCGCCAACAGCCGGTGCAGACGGACATCGGCGTCGACCTCGGCACCGGCACCCTGGCTGATCCAGTCGGTCGGCAGCCGGTAGCCGCGGATGTCCAGGGTGGTGTCGGAGTTGGGGTTGGGCCACAGGTACAGGAAGCGGCCCCACAGGCTGTACCAGCCGGGCTTGGTCGTGCCGCTCAGCTGCGAGCCCGAGTCCTCGGCCTGCTCGTTGCTGACCTGCACGAGGCGCAGCCCGTTGCAGCGCACCGAGAAGATCCCGGCCGGGTCGCAGTCGTCGGGCAGGGTGACGGCCCCTTCGACCGCCGGCTTGCCGACGGTCCAGCTGTGCTCGAAGAACGGCCAGCGGTTCTCCATCGACATGGTGCGGATGTACGCCTCGGACAGGTAGGCGTCCGCCATCTCGTTGGGAAGTTCTTCTTCCTCGATGTCGAGCTGGGCGCGGATGTAGTCGCGCAGCTGCTGCAGGTTCACTCAGGGTCCTGCGGCGTGTGGAAGATGCAGGCGTCGGTGCCGCGAATCGGGAACGCCTCGCAGGTGTCGTCCTTGCCCTTGCACTTGCCGATGCGCGACACCCGCCTGCCGCCGATGCGGTCGGGGCGGTAGGGAGCGGTGGAGAACATTGCCGGTCCGCCGACGAGGGCGTTGGCGGTGACGATGTCGCTGCGTTCGCCGGCGAGCGCGGTGGCGGTGAACGCGAGGTCGCCGATGCCGTTGATCGTGGCCAGCGCGCGGAACCGCAGCGCGCGCATGATGAGGCGCTCGGGGACGTAGCGCGCCCGATCGA